TCGTAATGTCCGCTGCGTTCGTGCCATCGACGTTTGCAACCTGAATCATGTTGATTTTGTAGACCGCGTTGCTTGAAGCTGCGTTACTAACAAGTGTTGTTTGTGAAGTTGTAGAAAGCGCAACCGTGGCAGTTTTGCCTGTGATTGTGCTTACATTTACAATATTTGGTGCCGCCATTTTCTATCTCCTTAGCCGAACACGATTGCCATAGCTATGGCTTTACCAGTTGATATTCCAGCGTCTGAGAACGATAGGGTTCCAGAGCCATTTGTAACAAGTGCCTGTCCATTTGTACCATCTGCACCCGGCATTGTCAGCGTAAAACTTGAACTGACCGTAGTTGGTGCGTCCAATCCTACATATTCTCCACCAGCAGCGTCTTCTAAACGAAGGGCTGGAGAAAGTGCCCCTGTCCCAATGAAGTCTGCTAAATCCTTTGCGCGTGTTGCCATTGTTCAAACTCCTTATGGTTTCGCAGGCCAATCGTCGTCGTTTAGATTAGGCCAATTCGCGTGTGTTGTTATATCACGCAAAGCCTGACGATAAGTTGTCATTTCCGCTGTTAAGGTTACGTCTGTCAGAGCGTAGAAGTCTGTTTCAGCTAGTTTGGCATCGCGTGTCGCACGATTAGTTTCAGCAGTGGCAGCGTCTAGTGTTGCCTGATACGCCGCCTCATGCTCTGCCTTGGTTGTCGTAACGCCATCCTCTGTGGTGTCAGCAAACATGTCACGGGCAACGTAACGCTCTACCCAGTTACCGTTAGCGTCTTGCTCTACGCCATCACGCACTGACGTTTGGTATTGCCCAACAGTTGCAGCGGGTGACTTTAGCACTGGGTCTAGGTCTAGTGCGTCTAGGGTTGCTGCTTTCCAGACCCGTGGCAAAGACATATTGGGGTTAGCTGCTCGCCATTGCCCCTGCGTTTTAACTTCGCCTGTTGTTCTGTTTCTGTATTCACTCATGTGATTGATCCTTTCATATGAGTTTGATTATGGCTCAAGCCACCGCATAGAAGATGTAGGTTGCACTTGATACGTTGATGTTTGTCGCTGATACCTGATTAACTGCAAAGCCTGACGATACAGGGTCAATGCTGTCGTCTGTGGTAACTTCAGCAGCAGTTGTGTTTAAACTTAGGTGTGGATCATTCCTCGCAACAATACCACGAGCCGTATCCCAGACATACCAGTCGCCTGTGCTGTCGGTGCGCTTGATAAGGATGAACCTAGCACCCGCACTGAAACCACAGTCAATCGTTTGAGTAGAGCCATTGCCTGTGTAGCTTCCCACCTTAGACACACCAGCTAGGCTTGCGAATAGGTAGGCTATATGCGTTCCACCGTTTAGATTTACATCGTCTTGATGGCCTATAGTAAACACAGTGTCAGTTGGGGCTGTATTTCTCCACCAATTCGCACTTGTTGCAGCCGCAGCAGTACCATTCAAGTTCATGTATTTTGTTGCACCTATTCCAGAATGATAAACAGCCCAGTTTTCTGAAGCGGTACGACATTTAATCCACATCATTTCAGGTGCTACACCAAGATTATGCTGTATATCTCTTGAGTTAGGAGAGGCTGTAGCATCCCCGTCATAAGCAACGACATCAAAGAAGTTGGGGGCACGTTTACACATATAGAAAATGTGATCATTAGATTGGCTTGGATATATATTCATATCAACGCCATTCATATAATCCCAACCTGTATAGTAGGTACTATCAGTGCCTACTAAATCTGCCCCAGTAGTATTTGTACTTAACCATTTATTTTCACCTCTTAATCTATCTGCTAAATACCAAGACGAACTTAATGCTGTATGCTTCTGAAGTGCTAAATCTGTTACAAATCCAGTAGTAACGAATTTATTGGGGTTATTAGCTTCTTCTAAATAAAACACATCAGTCGCACTCTCAGGCACAGCCATAGGGCCACGGCGAATGGCTATGTAGATGTAGGTTCCACCAGAGGTATTGTAATAAGGTACGCTGTAATCAATACGGAAACCTGTTGGCGTTGGACTAAAGATGTTGTAGTCAGCCTCTGCTGAACTAGCGTTAGCCTCTAAATAAGCGTCATTATTTCCGACGGGCATACCCCGCATTACATCGTGAAGCCTCCAAGGTGCAGTATCATCAGCACGTTTATATAGTATAAATTGCGGCTCAAACCCTAAATCAACAGTTTGCGCTGAACTGCTTCCGCTTACGGAACCACACTTGATAATATCAGCATCAGCATCAGGGCCGAACTCACCGTCACCATCGTTGTGGGCGAATAGGTAGGCTACGTAGGTGCTACCAGAAGCATTTACAGCGCTATGATCTGAAACAGTGAATACTGTGCTGGTAGGGTCTATCTTTTGAGTGTCATCACCAAAATAATACTGAACTAATGCATTGTTAAATGCTGCGGTGCTATCTAACTGGCCGCTTGAGCTAGTACCTGAACCTGCACCTTCCCTATGCCACACTTGCCAAGAACCAGCGCCACTTGTGCATTTTATGATAACAGAGCCAACAGTCGTGCCAAGGTTATGTGCAATCTCACGACCAGCAACACCATCCCCCGTATAAGTCACCACATCAAAGAACTTAGGGGCTTTGCGGAATGTCCAAGAGGCGTAGGTAGAACCTGATTGATTGAACTGAATGTTACTGCCGTTGATTGTAAACCCGTTAGAATTAAACGTATGAGCATTTGTAGTGTAATCAACCTCAGCATTGGTTAAGTCTGAAAATAGAAAATTCGTACTTCTTTCACTGTCCTGCAACATATGGTTTCTGGCATTATCCCTGTCTTTAATCCAAACCAAACCACCTTCGCCATCAAGGTCAATACCATTAGTAATCGTTTGCGCAGAACCTGTGCCATCATACAAATAAGTGCTGAACACTTCTTCTACGTTCAGACCAGCACCGCCAGCAGCACCCGCAGCAGCTTGAAGCAGTTTTTTCTTAGTTGCCATTACTTACCCCAATGCTTGTCCAGCCGTAAATCCATACCAAGTAACACCCGCGTCTCTGGTGTAAAACACAAAAACATCCTTCGCACTTGCAGTCGCTGTCAGCGTAGGAGCAGTCGCGCTCGGCCAGTCAACTGAACTTGGCCAAGTGACTGTGAACCCAGACGCAGACGCATCTTGGATGATCTCAATGCTAAAGCTGTACGCAGTGCCGCTGGCTGGTGGGTTAGAGAACGTGAAAGTCGTATTCTCTGTCAGTGTGTGGCTGAATGCGTTACCTGCCTCACAGTCCACCGTAGTGGCGTTAGAGGATGATGTAACCGCACCGTAAGTTTCGTTGTAGCTATCAACAATCAACTCACCAGTAATATCAACATCGCCTGTGTAGGTCGGTGTCATCTTAGCGTCTAGCTGCGTTTGAATGTTGGACGTAACACCATCAACATAGTTAATCTCTGCTGTTGTCGCCGTAACGCCATCCAACAAATTCAATTCCGCAGCCGTTGAAGTAACACCCAAGTTAGTCAAAGCAGTCGCTGCGCTTGTCAAATCAGACAGATTGTTCGCTACCTGTGAATAACGCGCATCTGCCTGCGCTTTGGTATATGCGTCGGTGACATTAAATGTTGCATAAGCCACCACATCAATCGCGTCACCAGATGTCGCACCTGCTGCAAGTACAACAGATGTACCATTTGTCGCGGTGTAGTCTGTCGTATCTCGAAGTAAAACACCATTTTGGTACACTGCAATATTGCCAACCGTGTACGTCACAGAAAAAGTAGTTTGCGCTGCTGTTGCAGTAAAGGATGTTATGTCGATTGTGTTTGTAGCACTCGAACCCGCTGTAATTTCCACAACAGAAGCTGCTGCTCCTGTGCCGTCACAGTAAACAATCGAAGAACTGGTATCTAAAATATCAACAGTGCTTCCAGACCCTTGCGAAATCGTAATCGTTTGACCGCTATTGTTTTTGATGAAGTAAACCTTCTGAGCGTCATTCGGCGCAATCGTAACTGTAACCGCAACCCCGGGCGTACCGCCAAACACCAGAACTTTACTCATACCATCCGATATGGTTCCGTCCGAAGTGGTTACTGTTTCAGTAGCCCCTGTTAACGTAATGTTGACTACGCCGTTTGTTAAACGGTCAATGATGTCAAAGTTCGTGTTGGTGGATGTACCCCATGTACCGGATTCATCACCAGTGGCGATCTTTTTTATCCCGCCGTTTGTTGTATAGGTAGCCATTTCCTTTACCTTTACGCTGCTATTTCAGTCCAAATTGTTTCAGGCGCTGGTTCCTCTTCTGTCCAAGTGCTGCCCGGTGAAGGCGTTACACCCGTCCAAGTCGTGCCCGGATCAGGAATTATCTGGTCATAAACTAGCACAGAACCTACTGTTGCGCCAGCACTAAGCCCTGTTACGTTTATGCTTACATTTAACTTGGCGATCACAGAACCTACTTGCCCCTGCGCTAACATTCCAATGTTATTAACAGGAACACGCTGGAATGTTTTAAGATCAACAGAACCGACATTGCCAGTAGCTGCGACACCTGTAACCTGAATGTTTGGCGCGTCACCAATAATGCTAACGTCACCAATAGCAGGAGTAGCTGCGACACCTGTTGCATTTACATCAATACCAGTACCAGCATTGATGGTTACACTGCCAACACCACCAGTCGCCTCAATACCAGTTTGTGGCACATAGGCATTTATAACAATACTGACGCTATCTACCGCAGAAACTGCCGCAGATGGGGCAGTAATAGGTACGGTTACACCCGCGCCCTCTACAACTGTGACGGAACCAACCGACATTGTTGCTTCAAGGCCCGTTTGCGGAATATTCTGGTCAGTGCGCAGCGTTACATCACCAACCACGCTTGTGCCTTCAAGACCAGAAAGAGAAACTTGGGCGCTTCCCGTTATTGTAACAGAGCCAACACCACCAGTCGCAAATACTCCTGTGGGAGAAACTATTGCATCTGCGGCAACAGTAACAGAGCCAACACCACCAGTCGCAGAAGGCAAAGAGGGGCTTTCACCCCAAGCATCGCTGCCCCAAGGGCCAAACCCCCAGCCTGTTATGGGTACAACGACATCTGCCATTTTTTATGCTATGCGAATAATCGCGTTAGATGCGTCAGCCGTTGGGAATACAATCTGGAAGTCACCCGCTGTAGAAGACTTGTCCGAACCAAAGTCTAGTACAACAACTGCATCAGTTGTGCCAGTACCTGCACCTGTTGTAGTGTTGTATATCAACGCCCCACGCGCAGTGATTGTAGCTGACGTAAACGTCAGATCCGCAAAGTCTGTTAACGCAGTTGTACCAGAAGTCGTCGGAGTTACGTTTGTCAACGTACCGCCACCCGCTGCATACGAACCAGAGTTCGCTACTTCGTTAGTCGCAGTATAGTCTGTGGTAGACGCATCAAATGTTGCAGAGTTTGTATACAACGCCAGTTTGAACGTATCACCTGTTGAGTTTGTAAAGTTATGACTTCCTGTCAGCAATTCCTGCTTGAAAGAAGTACACATAAAGTTTCCTGTAAAGGCCATAGTTATAGTCTCCTTATGAGTTCAGCCAGTTCGGGATGCCCCGCATCATTAAGTGCATTATACACAGTTGTGCGGTCGCTGCGAATAGCTTGTCGCATATAATATGCAATTAGCTTTTCAATGTGCTTTGAGAAAGCACGGGCTTGGTCCCGTATACCCGGATGGGCACTGTCGGAAACCGATACGATCTTTTGGACACATTGTTCCGCAAGTTCATCTGGAGTAAACCCACGATTTTCTGTGGTGCGAACACCTACAACCGAAACATCTTTTGGTATGCTTACATCTATCTTAAACATTATTGTTTGGCCCTTATAACTTTACCAGTACGGTATTCATCAGTTGTTTCTTTGGCTTCGCCTAGCATCTTGAGGCCAGATAGAGATTCAGTAAACCGCTTATCGTAATAAGCCATCATGTCTTGTTCACCCTTCATAAATAAATATGCCTCAACAAGAGAGCCATAAAGAAGAGTTAACTCTGCATTTATACTTAACCAAGTTGTACCGCTATCAGAACCTGCAGTTAGACTTAGAGGACGATAGAAGTAATGAAGTTCAGCCGTATATGTTGTGTCTGGGGTAGGTGCCAACAAAAAGTTATCTATATCAAACACTGAATAATAACGTGGCGCACCTGTTGTAGTGGCATCAGGCGTATAGCTTTGCAAAAAACTAGGATCTTTAAAATCAATAAAAAATTTGTCTCCATCAGCACCCGCAAGACTCAATGAAAACGGAGCCAAGAAGTCACTTGGGCATGCTAAATATTTATTGCTTGCTGTTGTGCTTGCTGTTGCGTTCTTGCGAAACAAACTAAGCTGAACACTCTTTAAAATACGCTCTTCAGCTTGTCTAATAAATAAAGGCAAGTTTGTGACGAATGTAGTTTCATTGTTTTCAGTATAATCCTGAATCGCTTGTTTAAGCTGTGCGTATGTAAAACTCATGTTGTCACCACCGTAACTGCTCCCACAGAGCCTGTCATTTTTAATCTATTAGGAGTTAAATTACCATCAGAGGGTCCACCAACAGGATTCCAACTCCACTGAATATTTCTTTCCTGATTGAGATTTGGCTCTGGTCTAGCGCCTTTAATAGCCTCTGGGTCTGGGGGAACTCGTAAAGGCTCTAATTGTGGATGCTTTTCTTCCCATTCATCTTTACCAACAAGAAGACCATTCCACTCTTTACGCATGTCTTTTAACCGATATCTGAAGCCAGATCGGTCTGAAATGCCATAGGCCCATTTACCTGTTGCATATTTAGACAATACGATAATTCCTTAAACTGGGACTTATTTGGAATGATGCACGATCTCTATCTTCATCAATCGCACGGCGCATTTCTTCTTCATACACCATTTTCAACATCTGAACACGTTCAGGCGCACGTTTTAATGCAATGTAATATGCCAATCCCGCTGAAAGACAGGGATAAAACCGAAATGGAACGTCCATCGTGTTTATTTGAGTGTCTGCATCGTCAATACGAGTCAAACAATCATATACAATAACATCAGTGCTATTATCTGGAACAGGCCAAACCTTTAAAACAGGCGTTATTTGGCGATCAACAAAAAATTGAGTAATACGACCTTCAGTTGTTTTTGTTGGGATAGCTAAATACTGATCACGGCTAATACGATCTATAGTGTAATCTGTACCGCTACGACGAATAACTGCGGACAAAATGTCTATAACATCAGCATCTAACGTGTAATCTCCATCAGATTCTACTGCTGTGATGGTTCTTTGCTTGATTGTCCACTGATTTAGACCACGGTTAGCCCAATCTGCAAACATAAGATTTAAAGAACGTTTTGCTGTGCGTAAGTCATAACCTGTACGCGCTTCTAAGCCGCAACGCTCAAAAGCCTCTTCGATGTACTCCGCGACATCTAATTCAAAGTCTGTTGAGCCTGATACGGTCATTTCTTTTTCCTTTTAAGCGACTGAACGCGCTTCGGTTTGCCTGCAGGTTGTCCAAGACGCTTCTTTTGGGATATTCTACTACGCTTTTCGCTTGATGTCATCTCCGAAGCTGTTTTTGGAGTTTTTGAACTTACACGCTTAGTTGGCCTACAATATGGAGTACCGCGCTTTTCTCCTTCTTGACGCCCACATGCTTTTCCAGTGCGGACATCCTTCCAGTCCTCCTTAAACCAACGCTTGAGTGCAGCACCCTTTTTTGTCTTACGAACAGCCATTACGAATAGCTCGTTACCTTGCGACGATTTGTCATTACCTTACCGCATCCATTTGCAATCGCCTCTCCACCACCTAACATACGGCGCACTGGACGCTTGCGAAACTCGTTTGATGGCATCATAACGCCACCTTGAGCAGCTTTTTTAACTTTACTTTTGTTTCCCCAGTTTTTTGCCCCAACTTTACGACACTTTGCGATTGCTCCGCTTGCGTATGCGCTTGGAAACACTTTGTACCTTGCTTTTACCTTTTTGTAGCATGCGTCTTTTGGCATTTTTCTTCACCTTTCTCTTCATAGGTGGCTTAGACACCTGTTGAGACATTTGAGAGCGACCAATCGCCATTATTTACCAATCCCCAAGATAACTTCCATGAAAAGCTCACTATTCATCAGGCCAGCAAAAACAATAGCACCAACAATCATCCATTTTGCTTGAAATACTGCAATCTTAATCTCTTTCATGTCAGATTGCAGCTTATCAACGCTAGTCACAA